GGCAGTGGCCGAGGCTGTGGAGAAAAATGGCATCAGCGATGCTGAGCTGCAGCGCATCCTGCTGGAGGGCACCGAGACCCTGGCCGCCGTGCAGGGCCTGATGAGCTGGGCTGAGGCCCAAAACGTTGCGCGCAAGCCGGCGCATCTGCGGGTGGCTTGACGATGCAGTCAGCATCCATGCAGCAGCGTGCGCCGATCAGTCTCTATCAGGCTGAGGACATGCTGCACTACATCGACAGCCACGACCGTGAGGTGTGGGTGCAGGTGGGCAAGGCGCTGGCGGCTGAGTTTGGCGATGCCGCGGGCGATGTGTTCATGCGCTGGAGCGAAGGGGCGGCGAACTTCAAGGAATCGTCTGCCCGCACGACCTGGCGCAGCTGTGTGCGCAAGCCAGGTGGCTACAGCATGGGCACGATTGTGAAGCTGGCGCTCGAAGGCAATTACCGGTTTGAGCGATCGGAGCCGCCAGACCAGGCTGAGCTGGATCGGTTGCGCATTGAGCGCGAGGCGCGCCGGAAGCGCGAGGCCGAAGAGCGCGCGCGTGCGCAGCTGTCTGCCGAGCAGGTGGCGCTGGAGCATTGGCGCGATGCCGATAGGCATGGCCGCAGCGAGTATGTGCAGCGCAAGGGCATCGAGGCGCCTGAGAGTTGCCGCTTCACGCCTGGCGGCTGGCTGGTGGTGCCGATGCTGCGCTATGACTTGCCGCGCGAGCAGGCGCTGAAGGGTGTGCAGCACATCCGGCCTGATGGGCAGAAGCGCTTCACGGCGGCCGGTGTTGCTGTGCGAGGGTTGGGCCACGGGCATGTCGCTGCGGATGGCGGTGGACCGGCGGCTGCCGGTGTATGTGGCGTTTGATGCCGGCAATCTGGGCGAGGTGGCATGGATCGTGAGCCAGCTGCACCCCCGCTCCCCGCTGGTGCTGTGCGCGGATGACGACTACCAGACCTATGACAAGGGAGGGCGGCCGATGAATCCGGGCCGTGTGGCTGCGGCTGAGGCGCGCGATGAGATTCAGGAGGCGGGCGGCGTTGCCGTGCTGACATATCCGATCTTTTCGGCGCTGGGCCGTCCTTCGGGTTCAACGGATTTCAATGATCTTCATCTGGCCGAGGGGCTTGAGGTGGTTCGGTCGCAGATCGAGCTGGCCGTGGCCTTGGCGCGGGACTTGAAGCATGGCTGAAGTGGCGTATCTCCCTATGCAAGAACACCCCTCTGATGGGCAAGAGCCGCTACCACCACCGACTGACGCCGAGGCCGCGAGCGCGCGCGGGGGGCGAGGGGAGGCGGTGAACGATGGGCCGCCAGCTGCTTCGGGTGGCAGGCCTGCGGTGCGCAAGCGCGAGAAGCGCAAGCCGACGCCGAACGTGGGCAATGTGGCGACGCTGTATCGCGACTTTGCGTATGAGTACGGCACCGAGCTGGCCTGGGACCGGGTGCGGCTGCGGCCGATCAAGATCAGCCACCTGCGGCACACCTTCGGGCATGACGCGGTCAAGATCTGGATGAACAGCGAGAAGCGGGCGATGGTGTTCAGCGAGAACATCGTGTTTGAGCCTGGTGTGGAACTGGGGCCGGACAGCATCAATCTGTTTGGCGGCCTGCCGGTGGAGCCGGTGCCGGGCGATTGCACGGTGATGTTGGAGCTGCTGCGGCACTTGTGCAGCATGAGCTCAGCACCTGGCCTTGGCCCTGAAGAGGTGGCTGATTGGGTTCTGCGCTGGTGCGCGTTGCCGCTGCAGCAGCTGGGCGCGAAGATGGACACGGCGCTGGTGTTCCATGGCCCGCAGGGAACGGGCAAGAACCTGTTCTTTGATGTCTTGCGTGACTTGTATGGCGAGTACGGCGTGATGGTCGGCCAGACGGAGATCGAGGACAAGTACAACACCTGGCTGAGCCGGCGCATGCTGATCATTGGCGATGAGGTGGTCAGCCGCCAGGAGATGTATCACGCGAAGAACCGGCTGAAGTGGATCGTGACCCAATCGACGAAGATCCCGATCCGTGCGATGCATCAGGACACGCGCTGGGAGAGCAACCACGCGAACTTGGTCTTCCTGTCGAACGAGTCGCAGCCGTTGGCGCTGGAGGATGGAGACCGACGCTACTGCGTGATCTACACGCCCACGGCCCAGCGCAGTGACCTGTATGCCAGGGTGCGGCAGTTCCTGGATTCGGGCGGGGCGGCGGTGTTTTTGCACTTCCTGCTGAACCTGGATCTGGGCGACTTCACGCCGCACACGAAGCCGCCGATGACGTCGGCCAAGCAGTCGCTGATTGAGCTGGGCATGAAGCCGGCGCAGCGGTTCATGCACGAGTGGATTTCTGGGTTCCTGCCCCTCCCCATGCGGCCATGCTCTGCGGAGCAGCTGTATCGGGCGTTCAGGCGTTGGGCTGATCACAATGGTGAGCGCTTCCCTCCAAAGCAGGCCGAGTTCACAGAAGAGTGCAAGCGATTCACGATCGAGCGCGTCGACCTCGACGAGAAGGGCAACGCTAAAGATCCACTGCTTCGCTACAAGGTGGTGCAACTGCGTGCGTTAGCATCTGAGTCTGGCGGTCGAAAGGCCTGTCGATGCTGGTTGCCGCGTGGCACCGGCCCTCTCAATGGTGTGTCGGAGGGTATTTGGGTTGCAGAGGCGGTTGAAGAGTTTGAGCGCTACGTTGATGGCTTCCTGCGCAAAGCAGGTGAGGGAGACGCTGCGTGATTGTTACTCTGTTGCGCCCACCTGTTACGCCGCAAACCCGCGCCGTTACGTGCGTTACGCTGTTACGGGGGGGGCTCGTGTATGCGTGTGCGCGCACGCACGAGCACATCAAAACCATACTTCTCACATGCGCGACCCCTCGTAACAGGCGAAACCGCGTAACCACGCGGGTTTGCGGCGTAACAGGTGACGTAACACGCGTTACACACCCCCCCTTTCTTGTGGAAAAGAGGGGAGGGGTATGAAGCTAAGCATTGAGTCGAACTTCCCAGAAGTCGCACGCAAGGCGCGCCAGCTGGAACGTGATGTGCGCAATGTGGTCATGGTGCGTGCGCTCAACCGCACCACTGAGCAGGCCCGCACAGACATGAGCCGCGAGATCCGTGCCGAGTTCAACATGCCGGCAACCAAGGTCCGTGAGAAGCTGCGCATCCGCAAGGCCACGATGCACGGCGGCGCGCTGCGGCTGCAGGCTGAGCTCATCAGCCAGACCAAGGATGGGCGCACGCGCTCTCTGAACCTGATCAACTTCCAGGCGCGCCAGGTTGGCAAAGGCGTGAGCGTCAAGGTCAAGCGATCAGGCGCGCGCAAGGTCATCAGCGGCGCGTTCGTCGGCAACAAGGGACGCACGGTCTTCACTCGTGTCGGCAAGCCTCGCCTGCCCATCAAGCCGGTGCAGACCATCGATGTGCCTCAGATGTTCAACGTGAAGCACATCAACGCGGCGGTCATCAAAGCGATCGAGCGGAAGTTCCCGCAGATCTTCGAGCGCGAGATGCGCTTCGCCCTGCAGCAGTTCGGACGGGGGCGCTGATGCGAGCAGGCACCCCCACCCCCTTCGGGTCCTCCCAGAGCCTTCCCACTACGGGTGCGAAACGAGCGCGAAATCTCGCTAGTGGATGGGTTGGCAATTTGTTGACGCAAGAGGTGACACATGACCTCGGTTGACGCTGCGGTCAGCGGGCTGATGTCCCAGGCAGAGTATGCGCGGCATCGCGACTGCTCACGCGAGGCCGTGCGCAAGGCTGTGGAGGCTGGGCGGATCACGACCTTCGGGGACGAGAAGCGCATCAACGCGAAGCTGGCCGACATCGAGTGGGCGCAGAACACCCGGGCGCGTGTGGGCAGCAAGCCGCCGCCTGAGGGGGCCAGCGCCGTGGACCCTAGGGCTGCGCCTCAGGGGGAGGGCGTCTACTGGGAGAGCCGCGCGCGGCGGGAGAAGGCCGAGGCCGACATGGCCGAGCTGAAGCTCAAGGAACAACTGGGCGAGCTGGTGCGCGCTGCAGATGTCCGCTCCGAGGTGGCCAAGCGTGCGGCAGCCATGCGAGAAGCGCTGATGCAGCTGCCCGCGCGACTGAGCCCTGTGCTGGCTGCCGAAAGCGACACCGGGCGCGTGCACGACCAGCTGCAGGCCGAGCTGCGCCTGGTGCTTGAACAACTCACGGACTGCTGATGGGCGCCCGCGACATTCCTGACCACTACGAACTGCTGGACGCGGCAGCGCTCGTCTCATCGGTGTGGCGCGAGTTCCTCCGCCCGGCCGCGGTGCAGACCGTCACCGAGTGGGCCGAGAAGAACCGCGTGCTGTCGGCCAAGGACAGCGCCGAGGCCGGCCCATACCGCGTGGCGCGCACGCCCTATGCCCGCGAGCCGCAGGACGCGCTCAGCGCACACAGCGGTGTTGAAGAAGTGGTGCTCATGTGGGGAGCCCAGACCAGCAAGACCACCATCGGCAGCAACTGGCAGGGCTACCAGATCGACACCAACCCCGGCCCGATGATGATCGTGCAGCCGACGATCGACATGGCCAAGCGCTACAGCCGCCAGCGCCTCTCGCCCATGATCGACGAGAGCCCGGTCCTCAAGCGCAAGGTGCGAGAGAACCGCTCGCGCGACGAAGCCAACACCACGCTGCTGAAGGAATACACCGGCGGCTTCCTGGCTGTCGCCGGCGCCAACAGCGCGGCGGGCCTGCGCTCCATGCCTGTGCGCGACCTGTTCCTCGATGAGATCGACGGCTACCCGCTTGACGTCGACGGCGAAGGCGACCCCTGCCAGCTGGCCGAGGCGCGCCAGACCACATTCAGCCGCCGCAAGCGCCTCAAGACCAGCACGCCCACCACCAAGGATTTCAGCCGCATCGAGGCCGCGTTTGACGCCAGCGACCGCTGCCGATACCACGTGCCATGCCCGCACTGCGGCGAATCGCAGTGGCTGGAGTGGGGCGCCGACCAGGCGCACGGCATCAAGTGGGACACGCACCCCGAGACCGGCGCGCCGCGCCCAGACACCGTGCGCTACATCTGCAAGCACCACGGCTGCGAGATCCGCGAACACCTCAAGCCCGGCATGCTGGCCGCCGGCCGCTGGATCTCCGAGAACCCGGGCGCCCAGGCGGGCCGCGTGCGGGGCTTCCAGCTCAGCAGCCTTTACTCGCCGCTGGGCTGGCTCAGCTGGGCCGAGCTGGCGCAAGAGTGGCATGAGGCCATGATCGCCCGCCGCGGTGGCGACATCTCGCTGCTGCGCGTGTTCATCAACACCCGCCTGGCTGAAACCTTCGAAGAGCAGGGCGACAAGGCCGATGCCCACGTGCTGGCCAAGCGGGCTGAGGACTATGCGCTTGCCACCGTGCCCTGGGGTGGCCTGGTGGTGGTGGCGGCCTGCGATGTGCAGGGTGATCGCCTGGAGGCCTACGCCTGGGCCATGGGTCGGGGCGAAGAGATGTGGCTGGCCGACCGCCGCGCCTGGTATGGCGACCCCTCGGTTCCCGAGGGCCAGCCCGGCAGCCTGTGGGACCAGCTCACTGAGTGGCGCCGCACGCCGCTGCGCCATGCCAGCGGCGCTGAGCTGCGCATCCGCGCTTGCGGTGTCGACTCCGGCGGCCACCACACCCAGCTGGTGTATGCCTATGCGCGGCGCTACGCTGCCGAGCACGTGCTGGCGCTCAAGGGCGCCAGCCAGGCGGCGCGCCCCATCCTGGGCAAGCCCACCGACGTCGAGATCAACCACCTCGGCCAGCGCCTCAAGAAAGGCTGCAAGCTCTGGCCCATCGGCACCGACACAGCCAAGGCGCTCTTCTATTCGCGCCTGCGGGTTGAACAA